TTCGTGGAAAGTGGAACAGGAGATCAACGGACACATCGTGCCCGGATCTCAGGGAACCTACCCCAAGGACAAGTGCGCCTACATCCCGCTCCGCTTCCGCAAGATCGACGGCGAAGACTACGGGCGGGGGTTCACCGAAGAGAACCTCGGAGACCTACGGACACTTGAGGGGCTCTCAATGGCTATGGTCGAGGGTGCCGCAGCAATGAGCAAGGTCCTTCTGCTAGTCAACCCTAATGGCGTTACCAGCAAGAAGACCATCTCCGATTCGGATAACCTCGCCGTCCGCGACGGCTCTGCCGACGACGTGACAGTCCTGAAGGTGGATAAGCTTTCGGACTTCCGTTTTGCGTTCGAACTTGCATCGAAGATTGAAGAACGCCTGAGCTTTTCCTTCCTCCTGAACAGCGCAGTGCGCCGCAACGCGGAACGCCTGACCGCTGAGGAGATCAGGTATGTAGCGGGGGAACTCGAAGACGGCCTGGCCGGAGGTTACTCCCTCCTGTCCCAGGAACTCCAGATCCCCCTTGTAAACCGCATTCTTCACCTTTTGACGCGTAAGAACAAGCTTCCGAACCTCCCCAAGAACTCAGCCAAGCCTGAGATTGTAGCGGGGCTGGAAGCTCTGGGACGATCCCACGAACTCAACAAACTCGACAGGTTCCTTGAGCCCATTGATCCCGAGGACCGTAGAGCGTTCCTTCATATGGATCGTGTCTACCGCAAGCGTGCTATCGCCGCTGGTATTGATGAGGACATTCTCAAGACTCAAGACGAACTGCAAGCGGAACAGCAGAACGCACAGATGAGCCAGCTTGCTGAGAAGGGGCTCCCCAACGCTGTGACCCAGATCGGGTCCGGCATCAGGGAAGCCAATCAACAGCAGCAGCCTTCGCCGCCACCGTCCGCTTAAAACCAAGGGAGACCAATGGCTGACGCCGTAGACACTATCACTATCCAGACCCCGGAGACGGGGCCGAACGCTCCTACCGACGCCCCTGCAACAGACGAAGCGAACAAGCCCGCTACCGCCGAAACACCTGCTGAGGAGCCTGCCCGCCCGGAATGGCTCCCTGAGAAGTTCAAGACTCCTGAAGACATGGCGCAAGCCTACAAGGAGCTTGAGACCAAGCAGGGTGCCCAGCCTCCAAGTGGCCCGACAGCCGAGGAGACACAGGCACAGGCCGCTCTCAAGGAGAAGGGCCTGGACTTCGCCAAGTACTCCCAGGAGTATTCGGAGAATGGCTCACTTTCTTCCGCAAGCTATGCGGAGATCTTCGCCAAGGGTATCACAGCCGATCAGGTTGATACGTTCATCTCCGGTCAGGTGGCCCGCGCAGAGCAGACAGCGAATCAGGTCTTCGAGTCCGTTGGGGGCAAGGAGAACTTCGAGAAGCTGATTGAGTTCGCCAAGACCAACCTGAAGACCGAGGAGATCAACGCCTATAACAAGGCTGTGGCCTCCGGGGACACCGGGGAAATCAACCTTGTGCTTCGCGGTGTGCAGGCTGCGTACAACGCAGAGTTCCCCCAGGAGCCTGTGTTGATCTCCGGCAAGTCGCCTTCCTCAATCGGGGATGTGTTCGCCAATAGCACGGAATTTCAGAGTGCTATTCAGGACCCCCGGTATCTCAAGGATGCCCACTACAGGGCACAGGTCGAAGCCAAGATCGCCCGGTCCAAATTCTTCAAGAAAGCGTAACGATCCCTACCGATCCCTCCTTTAGGTCCCGTCCCCTCCTCCTCCTCCTCCTCCTCCCTGCGGGACCTACCCGCCGCCTTCGTCTAAGTTAGGACACCTAGCTGTTGCTGGGAAATGCATGGTGCAAATCCAAGCAGGCGGTATTTTTCCATTCGCCCACCTTACTCCTCCCCTCAGTCCCACCCGTACCGCACGTGGCCTCTTCCGAGAGACAACCTGTGGTCAGGTCTGTGTGCGTGTCTTTGAAGTTAGGCATAAGTAAGCGAGCAATTCCCACCAAACCTACCTCCCATTAGGAGCTTACAATGTCAAATGCAGTCGTGTCCCGACTCGGCCAGGCCGAGCTTTCGGGCGATGCAAAGGCGCTGTTCCTTACTGTCTTCGCCGGTGAGACTCTTGCTGCTTTCCGTACCAAGACTGTCACCATGGAACGGCACCGCGTCAAGTCTATTTCCAGCGGCAAGACCGCGCAGTTCCCGGAGCTTGGAGTCGGAGACTCTGAGTATCACACCCCTGGCACTGAGATCCTCGGCGGGCAGATTGCCCACAACGAGCGTCTCATCACCATCGACGACATGCTGATTGCTCCCCGCTTCGTTGCTTCGATTGACGAAGCCATGAATCATTACGATACGCGGGCCGAGTATACCAAGGATGTTGGCGATGCGCTCGCGCAGAAGTTCGACAAGCACGTCCTTCAGATGGGCGTTCTTGCTGCCCGTGCTTCGGGACAGGCAGGCCAGCCGGATGGCGGCTATATCCAGGACGCCGATGGTGATACCAGCGGATCGTCCCTTGCTGCCACGTTGTTCACGGTTGCCAAGGTGTTCGACGAGAAGAACGTCCCCGAGGACGAGCGTTTCTTCTACGTGAAGCCCGCGCAGTACTACCTCCTCGCGCAGCAGACCGACTTCATCGACAAGGACCTCACCAATAGCAATGGTGGCCTTGACGAAGGCCGCGTCCGCAAGATTGCGGGTATCACGCTCGTCAAGACAAATAACCTACCGTCCACTGACATCACCAACGATGTCCCCAAGTACAACGTGAACGGCACGGATATTGTTGGGCTGGCTATGAACAAGCAGGCCGTCGGGACGGTCAAGCTGATTGACATCGGCGTGGAACTCAACTACGACTTCCGCCGCCTTGGTTGGCTGCTTGTTGCGAAGTGCGCTGTTGGGCACGGCATCCTGCGTCCTTCTTGCGCGATCGAGGTTGGCACGGAGACCACGGCTACTGCCTAAGCCTTTCTTCGCCTAATCCATTCCTTCCTTCCTTCCTTTAGGGGGCCTCCTTTCATAACGAGAGGCGGTCCCCTTTTTTTTCCTTCCTACCTGGAGACACAATGGCTCTTCTTGAAGACCTTGTTCCGACAACTGAAACCGAAGCGGTTAACGCCATGCGGGCCACCAACGGGGACTCTCCGGTAGATGACCTTGACGCGCCCCTCCCTGCCGATGTGGAGATTGCTGTCAACATCCTGAAAAATGTTCACAAGGCTGTCTTATCACGCGGCTGGCACTTCAACACTGACTACGCCGTCACACTCAGCCCCGACGGAAGCGACGAAATCGTACCTCCCACAGACGCCATACGTCTCCGGAAGTCAAACACAGCCGCCCAGAGAGATCTACAGGTCGCCTTCCGCACCGGCAAGCTGTTCAACATCGCGGACAACTCCTTCGAGTTCGACGACGATGTTCAGTTTGATATCGTCCGCCTCCTTGACTTCGCTGACTGCCCTGAGACCGCCCGAGCTTACGTCTACATCCTTGCGTCCCGGAAGTATCAGGAAGCCACCCTGGGCAATCCAGAGTTATCAGGCTTTTCTGAGCCTGACGCGCAGGCCGCGCTCCAGAACCTCCAGGACGCTGAAGGAATCCAGAAGGACCCCAACGCGCTTGTGGACCTGAAGGACCAGCGCAAGGCCAACTCTGTCTTCGATGCTGTCAAGAAGCAAGTCCTCTCCCAGGGCTTCCACTTCAACTACCGCCGCGAGGTTGCTCTGACTCCTGACGGTGGCGACGACGAGATTGACTTGCCCACGGGCACCCTCCGTGCCTGGAAGTCCCCGATCTCTTCGCAGTCCCACATTGACGCAGCCCACCGTGGCCTCCGCATGTACAACGTCAAAACCGACACCTTCACCTGGGACGCTGACACAGACCTTGATAGCGAGGGAACGCTGAAAGTGGATCTCTTCGTCGATATCGACTTTGATGATCTACCAGAGACAGCCCGTAGGTACATAGAAATACGCGCCGCCCGCCAATTGCAGATTGACAAGACCGGCAAGCACCAGGGTTACACAGAGAGGGATGAATATCTTGCTCTGAGGGACCTTGAGGACGCTGAGGGTCTTGTTGCTGACTTCAACCTCTTACGGAACATGTCGGTAGCGCGGGTACAGCACTTGCGCCAGAACTTGTTCGGAACCGGCTTAACGGTGTCCCCCATAGACCAGACAACTAGGTAAGGAGACGACATGCCTTCGGCTGAAACCGGCCTTATTACAGGATTCCTTCCGTCCCTAATTGGAGGGGTTTCACAGCAGCCGCACAGTCTACGAATCCCAGAGCAAGCCGAAGAATCCATCAACGCCCTCGCCTCCATAACCGAAGGGCTCCTCAAGCGCCCCAATACCGAGTTCGTTGCTAACCTCTCCGACGCCTTTGGCTCCCTCTCAGACACCGCATTCGTCCACAGCTACGCACGGGACCCCTCCGAAC